AGCTTGGCTACGACACGAGTGCCATTACCAAGAAGGCGATTATCCCAAGGTTCGTTATCACTATCGATAACCTTGATGGGATCATTCTTGTCACCGTCCTTGGTGAATTCCGGCTTCTTCAGACGGAGGTAGTCGTCAGGAATCGGGTCCTTAGCCTCCTTCAGTCGGTCGAGAAGACGATGATCCTTAAGGAACTTGGTATCGTCGGGGACGAAGTCATACGACCATTCTCGGGCATCGCCGTCGTAGTTGTCGTGGAGGGCCTTGTTACCAATAATCTTGGCCCAATAGACTCGGCCTTCGACAAATACGGTTGTATATTCTGCCATTATTTTCTTTTTCCTTTTTCTGTGATAAGGTACTTCATAATAGTAAGGATCATTTAGGTCATATAACCAATCATCCATAGCTGACATTACAGCATCGTCTGCGTATTCACCCATACTATCCCTACCTTATACCTAATTATACCATGTTTATGGCTGTTTGTCAAGCATTTTCTTCATGTAATTGACAATACTTTCCAGCTCTTCAAGCGAGGCGTCTGTCTTAAGTCGGTTTGCCCTCCACGAGATAATCTGAACGTTATCTTTTACATATCCTTTACTAGGAACTATTCGGTCAAGTGAAGCAGTGTTATTATTACGATTACCCTCACCTTTCAATGTAATAGGTATTCCAAGTATTGGACATTTATCTGGAAAGATAATATCTTCTGGTTCCAGATTAAAAGGTAATCCTGTTCTGTGTGCCCTGCCTTTAGCCGCAAGGACATAACTTCGAGCGGGATTACCTCTATGCCATTTCCTAGTTCTTTCGTTACGCTTGTCGCGGTCTTCTCTGAATGCTTTGATCAATGAGTTCTCGCCCATGTAGTTCCGATTTTATATTCACCGTCAAGTGGGACATTTAAATTAAGTTTCACGCCTGCATCAATAATAGACTGGACTCGCATCTTACCGAAATCATCGGCAATCTGGGGATCACAATCTGATTGATCTTCGTCATGGATGTCACCCACTTTAAGCACATCCCAACCGTTTCGTTTTACTTCACGATCTGCAAGAATTGCAGACAAGGCCATGACTCGGGCACCACCACCTTGAAGCTTGTAGTTAAGGGCTGCGTGCGGACTTGGACAGACCACCCAACTCCCGTCGCAGAGAGAGACTCTTCCATTCTTTTGCTCCTCTTTTGCTTCTTCCATCAACTCTTTGATACCGAGTCGTTCGAGAAACATGTTCTTGATCTTGCCGCCTTCAGGTGATACCTCATACACTTCACCCTTACGGTTCTTCTTCATAAGAACAGGAAGACCAAGGGTACGAGCAATCTTGACATCACCGGCACCATACATAATAGCATAGATCAACGTCTTTGCCTGAGGACGAGAGATACCTACGATATCGGCGTTGTACTGATGTGGATCACCCTCAATTACTTGCTTCGTAAACTCGTCTCTATTGAGATAGTGGGCAAGCATTCGAAGTTCGAGGCCAGCGGCGTCAGTCCCGACAAGAACTCTGTCAGGGCGTGCACACCACAAATCTCTAGCCTCATATGTGTAGTATCCGTCTTCACCCAATAGGACGACACCATCTTTACCGACCCGAACTGCTGGGATGTTTGCTGTATTAGGCGCTTGATGTCGAAATCGAAGGGTATCGGCCACGAAAAGCTTACCGTGTATACAACTGTCATCTTCATTCCAGTTCTCCAACCAAGTATTGACCATGTTACCACGGCCATTGACGCTCATCCACTTCGCAATGAGATGGACTTCGGGTACGTCATTCTCTTCGAGAAATCGTTCGAGAGAAGGAGAAAGTTTACCTTTATCGAATGGTTTGGCACCACCCTTCTCAGTAAACTCTTGAGGCACCCACCCTAGGGCTTGAAGTTTCTCAACTCGTTGCTTAGGGCTTCCAATGTTGAAAGGTGTTCGTCCAAATACGTCATAGCTTCCGTCGTCATTGACGATGACGCTCTCATACGTTTCACGATGCCTAATGAGCTGAGCAGAATCTGTTCCATCTTGTTTGAAAGCTCGTTTATAAGTTGCGAGTCGTTCAAGTTTAGGTGGGAATGCATTATGAATCTCCTCTGCGAGTTCTTCTTCACGACGGCGAAGCTGTTGATAAAACTCTATCGCCCTCAATCCGTCGAAATAGAACCCGTTTCGATGTTGTCTATCAATGATGACAGTGATCCGGTGTTGGATCATGATCGATGTCTCGGAGAAACCAATACGACTGAGGGTCTTCATGAGTCTGACAAACAGTTCAGCCGTAATAGCTACATCCTGATGACAATACTCAATCATCTCATCTGTTAGTCGGCTGAAGTCTGAGAACTCAATCTTCGGCTTACCAAGACGGTCGCCCCATGCGTCGAGCGAGTGTCCACCGGAGATAGAAGGTGAATACAACTGAGACAAAACAAGAGTATCGATGCAGTTACCAACATTAAGCTTGGCTCCGCAAAGGCGAACCAGAACTGGAGCATCAAAACGTAAGATGTTATGGCCCACAAAGAGGGCACCAGCATTCTCTTCAAAGAATTGAATAATCGCATCATGACCAATACATTCTCCTACTTCCTTCGTCTGGACATTACGCCAACACATGACCCAGATGATATAAGGGTCTAGGCTATCGGCCTCTATGTCGATTACGAAGACATCTCTTTCACGCCAATCCAAGTACATATCTGTGCAACCTTTCGATTTGTTCTACAGACATATCGTTCTTCAAGGCATTCGCTTTAAGAGAAATAACCCCCACATTGCCTTTGACATATCCTTTATTATTATTTTTCCTGTCAATAGACGGACTATTGTAAGATTGTCGTCCTGAACCAACAACCAAAGGTATACCTAAAATGGGACATACGTCAGGAACCGTGATATCTTCTTCTGATATAGAAAATTCTATCTCTTTCCTTTTAGCCCTAGCACGAGCAGAATAGATTAGTCGTTTCTCTGGAGATTGTCTCTTCATCCAAAGTTTAGAATACTCTCTTTTTCTTTTCAGACCCTCTAGTGTTCGCTTTTCCATCCTCTCTCCTTACTGGTCATATGCTGCAAACTCATGACCAGCTAGAGACCCACCTATCTCATACTGTTGGACCATATCGTCATCTAGTTCCTCTAGACGACCAGTGATCTCGTTATAAAAAAGCCATGAAGCGGGGCCGGTTCGGCCATACTTACGGTTCTTCTCAACAGAGAGTTTGGTGACGTTTCGCCGCCACTCGTTCATTTCTTTTTTATCGCGTTCAAGACGGATGATGATATTGGCAACCTGCTCCGGTCCTGCCGAACCACGTACTTGACCCTGCCTATTAATATGAATGACACAGAAGACAGCAATATCGAGATTCATCGTCAGAGTCTTAATCTTAGTGCTTATCTCATCAAGCTGTTTCCGCTCATCACCAGAATGATCGCTGACAATAATAGAGAGATGGTCCACCATGATATAACGGCAACCGAGGGCCGCCATATGTCGAATTTTTGCAAGAACAACATCGATGTCATTACTACCAAAGTGGTCCCAAATAACAACACGCTCAGTATTAAGGACAGCATTATAAGCATCGGTTAGCTCCGCTTCTGTACGTTCGACGTCAGGAAAGTGATACGGCTTATTCTTATGGATAGACATAAGCCCGAGAGCGAGATCACGCTTAGGCTCTTCGAGATGGAGAAAGCCTACGCCGACACCTTCTTCAACCAACTCTGGGTGAGTTAGAAGGGTGTATTCGATCTCCTTCATAATACTCGTCTTACCTACACCGGTATCAGCTGTGAGAAGGACAAGCTCAGAAGTACGGATACCATATGTCTTGTAGTTCAGCCCTCGCCAAGGATACGGAATGCTACGTGGTTCTTTGTACTTGATAATCTCTGTCAGAAGAGCGGGATCATTACCAAGCTGGAGACCATCAGGCATGTACACCGGTGCCCGGTGCCATTCGTTGATGTACTCTTTTACCAAACCCGCCATTAGATAATCATTGGCATCCTTCTTTCTGTCAAGCTTTAGGATGCGGACCTTGCCGGGTTCGAAGAGTTGAGCAACCTCCTTAGCTGCCTTTATTCCGGGTTCGTCGCTGTCGAAGTTGACAATGATCTCTCCAAATGAGTTGATGTACTCAAAGTTATCGACAACTTCTCGCTTCGCAGTGGAAGCCGACATGACTCCAACATTAGGGTAACGGGAACCAGTAAGTTGGAAAGCAGCCAGCGTGTCATAATAACCCTCCGTAACAGTGATACTGCGCCCACCGAGAGGAAATAGGTTCTGACCAAAAAGACCAGCCCCTTTGATATCACCTTCACAGCGAAACTTTTTGTCATCCATTCTAACCTGATTAGCAATGTGTTCACACTCGTCGTTAAACCGAGGGAACACGGCTTCGACGTTGCTATCAGGATTGAGATTGACAGTGACTTTATACTTATTAATCGTGGAACTATCAAGCCCACGGGCCTTGAGTGCTGGCATCTCCTTCAACGGAAGGGACGTCAGAGGCCTATCCTCTAC